ATAGTCCATATTCGCCCCCACCCTTCGCTTGTGTGTCACATCATACCGTTGATGTGGGGGAAAGTCCACTGATTGCATAACTTATCTTATGCACTGAGTTTGGGCAATTTACAGGCTCATTCAGGGCTGAAATGGGCGTTTATCTATACAAATACTGACGACATAACGTTACGACTGCGAATCATCCGGCTTTATATATCCTTCCTCAATCTCTACCGTTTCCTCAATAGCTTCATAGTCGGCATCCACTACATCCGCTTCGATCATATCCAAAAATAGTTGCTTGCGCTCCTGTTCCAGTGCTTTTGTATTCACCACCAGCTCACGTCGATCATTCCACTCGTTAGGTGCACGGTTCTTTAAGTAGAAAATCATCGCTGTCGGATTGGGAGGCTGATATCGTTTCACTTTCTCAATTCTCGTCTTCTTTTTTCCATTTTTGTCCTCTTCAACTATTGTACGAATTTCCTCATATTCATATCCTGTAGCAGCTTTCAAAAGTGAATTTTCCACGTGTGAAATAGGGATTGATCTGCTCCATTTGACTAGTTCAGCCAGCATCGGATGCTTATCAATATACTCGTACCAAGTCGTTTTACCGATATCGAGTTTCCTGATAATGTCCTCCGCATTCACGCCTTCCTCGAACCACTGTTGAATCTCCGCTAATCTAGGATATACATGTGTTTCCCACTTGGATGGACGTTCCAATGCTTCCGCAAATTTTGGATGTTTCCTACGATAATCACCTAATGTCCAAATATGAATATTCAGTCGTTTCGCAATCTCTTCATCTGTTGCTCCTTCACGTACCCAAATGGGGATATCCTTCAGTCTCGGCACAACAAATTGATCATACTTGGTCAGTATCTTTGGCTTATTCCTTTTTGACTTGTCATTATTTTTGCTCATCTTTCACCTCTAGCACGAAAAAAGGGAACAAGCTATAGTAGCCCATTCCCTATATGTATTCCAGCTTACCCTTCTAACTCAGCCTCGTAAAACAACTCGATATCCTCAATCACCTTCTGAATCAATTCATTGTCTTCCTGAGCTTCCTCAGCCCCTAGCACATTTACCTTTTCGGCTTGCATGCCCTTCAGGAATCGAATCACCATATTCACTTTTGCCTTCCCCAATTCAATCACCCTTTCGGTTTAGTCAGCACATGATACCTCTGACCTTGCCGACTCAGCAACAACTTCTTGGTAGCTAAATTGCTTACCATCTCGAATCAGATAAACGCCGCTATTATCGCCAACGTAGGCAATATACCGCTTCACAATCACATCTACATATTTGGGATCAAACTCACTTGTATAGCAAATTCGATCCGTTTCCTCACAAGCAATCAACGTTGAACCTGAACCACCAAATGGATCAAATACGATATCACCAAGCTTGCTCGAATTCTTGATCGGGTAACTAATCAAGGGAATCGGCTTCATCGTGGGATGATATTCATTTCGGAATGGGCGATCAAATTGCCAAAGTGTCGTTTGCTTCCGATCACTATTCCAGTAGTGTCCACCTGTCGGCTTCCAACCGTATAATACGGGTTCATGCATCCAGTGATAATCCTGTCTACCCATTACCATCGCTTGCTTTGCCCAGATACAGCATTGTGCTAGTTTGAATCCAGCTTCGATAAATGCCTTCCTAGAATTCAAGCCCTCACTATCAGCATGGAATACATAGATACTTGCTCCGTCATCAGCTACTTCATACATTTGAGTATAGGCAGCCAATAGGAAATCATAAAACTGGTGATTGTCCATTTTATCGTTCTCAATTTTCAGAGCATCCTTCGTCTTGCCTGTATAGTCCACGTTGTAGGGCGGGTCAGTTACAATGAGCTGAGCCTTCTTACCATTCATCAATGTTGCGATATCGTGTGGATTAGTCGAGTCACCGCAGATGAGCCTATGCTTCCCAAGTAGCCAAATATCACCTTTATGAGTGACCGGATGTTCAGGTAATGCTTCTTCTACATTAAAATCATCCTCATCATCGGCTGTATCTTCATGCAATGTATCCAACAATTTCTCACACTCGCTCATATCAAATCCAGTTAGAGAAAGATCATAATCAGCCAGCTTTAATTCTTCCAGTTCCTGCGCCAACAATTCAAAATTCCAATCTGCATACTCAGCCGTTTTGTTATCAGCTATTCTAAAAGCTTTGACCTGTTCTGGTGTTAAATCATCAACCAGTATTGTTGGGACTTCCTTTAATCCAAGCTTCTTAGCAGCTAGCAAACGAGTATGACCTGCTATGATTTCATGATTACTGTCAATCAGAATCGGATTTTTAAATCCATAACTCTGAATACTCGTTGCTACATAATCTACAGCTTTCTCATTATTTCTGGCGTTTTTTATGTACGGATTTAACGTTTCTACGTTTACGAATTTGATTTCCAATCCACATCCAGGTGAAAAACACACCAACTACAGTAACAAATCGTAATATTTCTATGATTATTGCTTGTAACATTAATAGCATTTATATTTCTCCTCTCTAAATGAAAAAGGAACCCTAGCTCGTAGCCAGAGTTCCTGTGTATAATATGTAATTTTAAATTTTCAATATTTCAATCATCATTCAACTTGCTAAATTTCTTCTCGAAAAACTACAATTTTTAAATCTAACTTCTACAATTCAATCTGATGGCTCATATCGTCAATGATATCTCGCCAACATTGTTCCCGTTGATTGCTCAGTAAGATAGATACTTTTTCATCTAATTGTCCACAACGTTCGTTTAAACCAGGCGAAAGGTGAAGCATTCGCTGACGTACACGTTCTTCCCAATGGGCTTCTCGTAGAATTTCATTCATTATTTCTTGCTCCACACGTTGTTGAATGCTTTGTTCCAAGCTACGAGTAAGCGTTGATGAATCCGGAATGACCTTGCCTTTATCATACTCAGACATCTTCCTTTCCAGCCAAGAAACAAATAACTCGGAATCCATGGCGTTCAATTCGACTCGATTCGTTTGTAGCCAATCTTTCCATTCGCCAGCAACATAACTCGCTACTGGCTTCTCGTCTCTTTTCCTTTCTAACTTTTCTACTTCTAGCCCCATATGAACAGCTTCCTCTGGATCAAGTCCCAAATTAATCACTCGTACTTTTCGACCTGGGCGAGCTTTCGTCTCCTCCACCAATGTCTCATAGATTTTAGTTCCAGCAGCATCAGCGTCATGGATACAGAAGAATTGCAGTTCCTCCTCTGTTTCCCCCAACATATCCAGCAAATCCTTAACGGCTCGACTGGCATATCCCTTCGACGTGACCAACGCACAATCATACCGTTCAGGAAATTTTGCCTGTTTTAATAATGGGAATAAACCTTCCTTTTCGCAATATAGGATTTTATTAAATGTCCAATTCGGTCGACTATAGTCTTGAACCGTCAATGTACCGATAGGAATATCCTTACCTGTATGCGGATGATACAATACACCTCGATTATCCCGATACAAATTAGGAATCTCTCCGCATTCATTTTCATAGTTGGTGATGATTCCACAAAAATTTCCATACTCAAGTTGCCGACCTAACTCTGAGATGATGTAAGGACGTATGGCATAATACAGTTGCCGTAAGCTAAAAGGATACTTACCGTTACCACTTGCTTTGTCGATGGCTGCCTGTAAATGAGTCAAAATGATATCCTTCTGTGACTTCTTCTTATCCGTTTTGCTTATATGCTTCTTCGCTCGTTTCGTTGCCTTCTGAATAGCTTCTTTAATTTCATTCTTCATCCAGTTTAGATCAGGCTCCTTACCATCACTCACAATCGGCATATAGGGAGTAGTGATATTCAGAATAATGTGACAAGGTTTTATTGCAATTTTTTCATAGAAGCCACTTGCGAATATGGTAACTGATTTTTTATCTACGCTAAGTTGGTTCCATCCTGTAGTCGGAGATTTATTGACGAGGATATCCAGTCCAGAAGACTTATTGAAATCAACCCAAGCTTCAACTGTAAACGGGATTTCGGCGTTATATATTCCTCTACCACTTTTCACTGTAAATTCACCGCTGGACTTGTAATATTCATAACCCGTTATTCCATTCATACTACTGTAACGAGATCCATTGACCTGTTTACTGTGATTCCGAATCGCACCAAGCAATAATTCCGTTTCATCAAACAAAAGCGATTGAACCCATTTGTTTTTATAGTCGCTTGCCACTTTTCCAGCTTTCGTCCCTGTGCAACCATCAAACTCTGCAACCAACTCGCGTACACTACCTGTATAACCTTGGCACAATTCATAAAATGCTTCTGACGTGTACCAATAGCCAGATGTTCTCCCCTTATACTCTTCGCCTTGATTATACTGAATGGCTAATTCTGCCCAATGTAGGTCTGGCTTTAACGAATGACCAAATTGAATCTCAATCTTCGTTCCCGTATGAGGAGAATCTCCTACTCGCTTAGCCGTAGAGGTTCCATCTGCTTGGAAATGAATCTGATATCGTTGTCCTCGTGTGGTTACATGTAAACTCCCACCCGAAGCAATAACCGCACCCGACACGACACGAAGTCCATTTCCCAATACACCCCGAGTTGGCATCCGTAATATTTTACTGGACAGAAACGGACGATTAATGGAGAATAACTCTGCCAATAATTCAGGATTGATCCCTCTACCCTGATCCTTCACATAGAATCCATTTGGTTCCACATATCCCACTTCACAGTGTCCACAATGATCCAGCGCATTATCTGCTAATTCCTTCGCAACCAATAGTCCGAGTTTGTCCCGGCTGACCCCAGCTTTTTGTGGCAATGTTTCTAAATTCCTAAATTTTGTCCAATCCTGAGTTGTGATCAAATCCAAGTTTAAAATCTCTCCCTTTTTCGATTTTTTTGAGCAAGATTAAAATTCAATATGAAACATGAAAATTTTAAAGCGATAATCTATAACTCTATTGAATTAGCCGTGTTATTCACATCACGACCTCTCTACGGGCTGACAAGCCCTGTGCGAAGCACCCTACTACATCAAATAGTCTATTTAATAAATTCTCTAATCATTATGTAAAATTAGTTTTAATGGAACTATTATTCATCTACTCGTGGGATAGGGGAAACTCTGGGCGATAAAACCACTTCGCTGCGCTTCGTAAACGGTAGTATCGCTTGCCGCCGTTTCCCCTCCCACACCCAACCCCTTTGCGGCTCATTAAGTTCACTTTTTCGTAATTTTCTAACTTTCCTTAATTCTAAAAACGGTTGATTTCATTGACTTTTTTATCATCTGGACAGCAAATCATGGATACATGTATATATATAGCATTACTCCACAATTTGCTGTCCGAGATTAAAAAAAACCTTATATCTACTACCTTTTTGGCAATATCGAAAATGAGAAAAATTTGATTTTTTTGTTACAACCGGATTATCCACTAAGTTTGCCAACTAACCAATATCGCTTCCCTTTATGGGGATTGTTGCTTCCATCTTCTAACTTTTTTCGGTTATCTGGAAAACTACCAATCGCATATTTCAATTGATTCGATTGGAGGTAGGACTGTAATTGGCTAATATCCTTTTGTAATCTACCTCGATAATCCTTGATATCAAATTTTTCAATGACTTGTTTTTGACCGTCTTTATATATTCTTTTACCTACTATTGTTTCTAAATAGCTACATAATTCTTCTTGCTCAAATAGTTTCTCAATCAACGTGATTTTATTTTTATGTAATAAATTCGAAATGTACATCATATAGGCATCGCTTTCCTTTCTCCCTCCAGTTTCTTCCCTGAAATTATTGGTTTCTCTGTTCTGATCCAGCATTGCTTTGATCCGATCTCTCGTAGCTACAGCTTGAAGATATTTAACTCTAGACACTGTCTTCTTCGATATATATTTGCCATCACTCGAAACATTATTTTTAATGATGTAATTGGATTTCCTCGAAAATTTACCCACTAGCTTTTTCCATTCTTCAACTCCACCATGAATAAAAGCGTCTGCCTCATCCAGTTTCATCTGGACTGAATTCAAATAATTATTCAATTTCCTATTGTTTCTATTCAGCAACACCACATGAACCTTATCCTGGTCATTCTTGAATCTCTTTCGCCCAATACACTGTAGCATCGTATCCACGTCAAATATATCGCATACAATTAATTTTATGTGCTCATCCTTCAAATCAAAACCATTATCAAGCACTGTCGTGGTGAATAGATATTTACAGTCAAACCTATTTTGCTTGACCATGGACTCCACTTGATCATCATCTACATGTTTGAGATACTTTCTGTTTTTGCTGCTGCTTTTACTGCATACGAATAATGAATCGTCATACTTCACATGAAGCTCAAAAGCCTTTTGGATCGTGTCTGCAAAATATATAATTTTATCGTTAGTTTTATTGAATTTGCGCTTAATCCATTTTTCTACTGCATAAAAGTCTGTATAAAAGGATAACGATGTAATCTGATTGAATTTTATTGGTATGGAGTACGTCCATATCTTATTTCCGGTTCGTTTGAGCTTATGTCTGTACTGATCCTTTATGTAAGAGAATAACACATGACCCGTTGCGGACATAAAAATCCTAATTTGAGATTGTAGACCGAGTATAGCTTGAAGGGAATCATCGGAATTATCATTAAATCCACTGTCCGTAGTAAAGTAATGCGACTCATCACACACAATGTATGTATAGGGAGAAAAATCATACTCCTCGTCATTGTTTAACTGGTTCTCAATCGTTTGATATAATTCCACTTTGATTCTTGAAAACAGTGAATTGTCGATAGCTTCTTTATTCTGTTTATACAGGTTCTTTCGGTTAACCAATAAAAGGATATTTACATTTTGCTGATCCGCTAGTTTTTCCAGCTTGTTTCGAATAAAATAGGATTTACCTGATGCTGTCCCACTGCTAATTAAAACGATATCTCCATTTTTCCATTCAACTTCCTCCCCGTTTATCTTCTCAGTTACATTTTGCTTTGGCTTATAATCATCAATTCTCATCAAATGCTCCTCACATCATTTCTAACATCTACATTTTAATGATTTGTTGCTTCCCATTCATCAATGGCTACAGATAGTTCTGGCGTTTTCAGATACATGGAAAATAAAACATTCGTCTTATAGTGTCGTGCCTTCGTTATAAATGAAAAACCTTTACTTGTCAGATAATTAAACAAATGAATATCATAACAATAAAAGTAGCTCATTCAAATTCACTCCTCTCATTGTGGAATTGCACCCTTTTAACAGGTATCACCCAAGCGCCAGTGTTAACAGGCGCCTATCATGACAGACCTATGATTCAATTTATTCGATATGGACTACAGCCTTAAAGCTCGATTTCGTGACTTTTTCAATGGTTAAAAATTCAATTGCTGCACCATCAAAATCTAGGAAGGATAACCCCTCATCTCGACGGATGACCTGATCTCGTGGGATTATACATTTCCTTTCTCCATGCTCATCTACAATATGAACATAACGATACTCGACCACCTGAACCCACAATTTCTTGCCCAAAACCTGGTCAGCCACCAACTGGGATTCTTCCTCCGACTTTTTCAAAGTGCTGAAGGCAAGCGGATAATTCTTCAATGTTCGTCTTGTACTTCTCCCATCCAGCATAGAAGGCGTATTACTGATTTGTACTACGGTTTCTCGTTCAGCTTCATAGCCAATAAAGAATTGCCCCATGATCTCAAATAATGAATACACACCATCCGGTACATGGAATGGAAATTTCAAATCATCTATTGCAGCGATACCAGTGTGAACGGTAAGTTCTTTGCCTTCCATATTTCGATTCGTAAGACGGTTCACTCTTCGTACTTCCCTCTTCATCACATTTTCATGCTGCTTTAGATTTTCCAGTAGTCCATCTACAAACAGCCATGCAAAGGAGTACGTTCTGTAGGTTTGATATGCGATCTCCACAGCAACACTGGCAAGTATTGAAGGGTACGGACAGATCTCTTCACACTGAGTCTTGTATTCCTCTCTTAACCTAGCGTATTCCACGCTGATTGCTTTTCGGGTATCATTGTCTCGTTGCCATTTTTTCAGTTTGTTAAATTCCATCAAGCGATGATCTATTGGTCTTTTCTGCTCGTTGTATTCTTGGTATAGTGGCTCAATGCGAGCTAAATAGCTCAGAAACTTGGTCTGACTAACCTTGCTCATATCCTGTAACAATTGTCTCGTGCTTTCGATGCCCAAAATAGACTTATCCAGTTTCCCGTCTTTCATCTGGAACTTGTCATCTATGTACTTTTCTGCCTTGACACAAAATTGATTAAACGGCGATTTCATCGAGTGCTGATAATCCTCAGCTTTACCACCATTCACAAAACGAAAGAAATATGGCATTTGGATAGCCAGACGATCCAGCACATATGGAATCTCTACTTCCAGTCCATTTTTGGTCGCATCAATGATTTGACCTTGGAGAAATTTTAAAACGGAGTTTTCCAAAACACGCGCTTGAAGGCTCCCTTCCTCCAAAGCCAAATTTTGAAAATACGTATTCACATTCGTACATCTACCCGTCAAGTTATGTAGGCTTTTCAGTTCCATATTGACGATGCTGTCCATATTATTGGATACAGGTGCAGCTACTTTTTTATCATCTTCATTGATAATCGTAGGAGCATCGATCACGGCTGAGAGTATGGTGGGATCGTTGGTACAGAGAGCCGTATCTCCGTCCACATCTCCTAGTCCGAGCCTTGCAAGTGTTAAATCACAACAGTTCAGAACAATCACATTGTCTAAATGACGCATATATCGGTTATGTACTTGTACAAAATCTAGCTTGCCAACTTCATTAAATATGGTTAGCGGTGACCGGAATAACGCATGCATTCCACGTTTCCGATTCATAAAAGCCTGGTTCTTCTTCAACACACCTTTTACTGGATTTCCAGCGGCGTGCTCCATAAATGCAATCGGATCGTTGGTCAAATAAAAGTAGCTGCCACGAATTGGGATGCGACCTTTCAACATATCCTGTACTTTCAACATCGCTTGCTTCACGATAAATTTGCGAACATTACCGTCATACAGCATCAATTCATTCAAATCTATAGCTTGGATAATTTCATTGATAAACTCTTTCTTCTGCCCCTGTGCTACTTCATCTCGCTGTTCGTCAGATTCCTCATCTTCATCTTTAGGTTCATCGTCTTCTTGGACTAGCATATGTAGGAACGCTTTCGTGTAAGCAATATCTCGAAGCCACCTTCCATGGGGATCATTCTTTCCTCCATGTAATACACGCTTGATGACATCCATTAGAGGCGTAGCTAATTGAAACAAATCGTTTAGTGTAAGATTCAGCGCATGAATATATTGGTATGTCAGTGGTGTATAGGCGTTCATCTGGTATGCTGGCTTCGCATAATTGGCGACCCAAAAGTGGTTATGATTATGTACTTTCAGTGAGGCTTCATATTCCATTATATTTTCAAACAGACACTTAGGCTTTGCTTCTCCCTCATTGTATTGATGCCATGCTTTGAAGCAGGATTTTGTAAGGATGAGATCAATAGGACGACCCTGTTTGTCGATGATCGACTGTGATTCACCAAAAACATCTTTTATTTCTGTGATGCTATTTTCCTTGAACCATTTCAGCAAATCGAATCGGATAAAGTTACCTTTGATATATGGTAGTCTTCCCTGAACTGCATTAGGTGAATAGGGTAGGTTCAGATGTTGTCCAATACGCTCGGCAAACTGGAAGCTCATTAAACCTTGACCATCGAAAAATTGGACATTCTTATTTTCATACTGTGGATACTCTACTCGTTTAAATCCGATGGACTCTTCATTGATAGCGATGATTGGGATTTCTTCTGTTTGCCCGATGGAATAGCAAGGGTATAGTTCGTCATTATACATAACTGAACGAACAGGAAAAGGAATTTCTTCCAACCTCACACGACGATTTGCTTTATCCCATCCGTTGAATGTTTTATAGTCTTTTGGATCAGGAACGGACTTTGTACGACCATTCCACGGGATTACTTTGTTCGGTATACGATCTAACTTATGTAATTGTTCCTTGGATGGCTTCAATTCTTTCTTCGCTTTGAAATATTCACGTTGCTTTGCCTTTTCCTCGAATATTAACTTCTGTTGCTTCAAATCTTCAGCACACTTTTCCACTTTCCATACATCCTCAATGATCGTAGCTTTTTCATAATCTAGAATAACAACGATACGTGGAATATACGGTACTGGCTGTGCTGCCGAGCGACTAACACCTAGAGCTGCTTCCCACTTATGGATATTAGTGAGTGGCGGCATTTTACCGAGTGTAATGTGTCGATACAGATCAGCAACATATTCTTCTTGGATGAATTCTGTTCTCTGAGTACGTCCCATCGCAGGTGACTTAATTGAACGGACATATTTCCTTCCATTATAATAGATGCCATCTCGTAATATACGTTCAAACAGTGCAAGTTGGGCTGGATCATCTTCATCAATTTGATCAGCTTTGAGCATGAAGATTACGTCGGGAACATCGACTAGGGGATCATGCTTTGTTATGACTCGTTTGAGTTGATCGAGATAGATACTGTCCGATACAGTGATGGTACGAGTGCTAGATTGTGGCGCACAAAGTTGGTCGCCTAGAACCGTGATTTCGTTAAAGTAGAACAGCTTGATTTGGTATTGATTTCGAGTTGGATTAGTGGACAAATTTTAGCCTCCTGTTTGTTGGTTTGGGTGAAAATTTTATGATTGGGATCGAACAATTTTAGTGCTTCTCGTTCCTTGCAATGAGTAGGAACTGGTGTTCGTATGAAATATAACAAATATACATTCGTATTGCAAGAGTTAAGTTCAGAGAATTGTTTATATGACGACAAGGCTTTAAGGAGAACAAGAAAAACCGAGGGCTATATACCCTCGGCTGTTTGGAAATACAATGTAAATTACTCCTGATTCAACTCAGTATAATCTGCGCGGAAGTATACCTTGTAATCCGTGGCCTTAAACCCATACGCTTTCAGCATCTTCAGCAATATATTTCGTATGCCATTTCCGCTCATATGTGTCTCTATATACACTTTATCTAGGATTAACTGAGGTTTCCTTATCCCTTCTTGCTTCGTTGAGATGTACTTATTTTTCTTTCCATTCATACCAGGCATATGTTCAAAAGCAAGAAACTTTTCGCTATCTATAGAAAGCAATAACTCGGCAGTTTTTTTAAGCATTTCTTGCCAAGTCTTCACTTCTATCAATTTTTTCTCGTTAATTCGAAAGGCAAACGGTCGCTTATGCGTAAAATTCTCATACAAAGTATGTTCAACGTTAGAATCAACCATGTAGTCAGCATAATTGGGGATTTTATTCTTTTCGGTTTCTTCATCTGTATCGTTGTCTTCATTGACTAAATCAATAGCCTCTACACTAAGATTAGCTACAAACTGATCAATCTGCTGCTCATAATCGTGAATAAATACCGCCATATCGTCATACTGCCGTCTAGCAGCAAAGTCTCTTTTAGTGAAAGCGTCGTTTGACTTATGGTTTATACTGTTCATTGTATCATTAAGTACTTCTTTTATAAGCTCCAAGCTCTCAGACAGGTCAATAGCTTTGTTCGGGAATTCTGTTTTTAAGGTATATAGTACTTGATCTAAGTTCAAAAAAGCTCAACTCCTTGAGGCAAATTCAATCTACAACTCCAACCCATTCAGCAAATCCCGCAATGCAACAATCTCTTCCTTTGACAACGTGACACTATTGCCCATTTTCTCATGATCTGATGAGCATTCGTGGATATCGAATTGTGGTTGAAATTACGCCGCTGGATATGCTGAATAGACAAACTCATATAATTTTTGTCTATAGTAAGTAAGCAAAGATTCATCATAACTTTCAGGCAACTCGCTCCATAATGTATCTCTGATGAGAACATCTACAACCGCTTTTGTCTCTTCTTTATCCGTCCAATGGTCGAGTTCAGCGATTTTTGTTTTGATTTTTTTAAGCAATATTTTCGATAGCTGTTTTATTTTCTTAATCTCATTCGGGGTCAAGGAATCTTTCATAAGAAGATCATATATCGCTAGTTCTTCATCGCTATCAAATCCTTCACGGGCATAGCGTTTTTCTTCCTCATTTAGATCATTCACAAAATTGGCGAGATCAATAAAGGTCTTTTCAATTACTGCCTTGTCTTGTTCGGCATTGAATTCCTCAATGATCTTCTGATAACGCTCGTAATAATTAATTCGAGCTGGATTTAGGCTCATCATGACTGCAAGCCGTTCTTCCACAAGATCCTTCAGGTCTTTAAGCAGAAGATTATAATTTTGTACTTTAGCAAATTCTTGTTGCAGCCTTCCAAAATCAATGCGACTGATATCAAACCGCATTCCTTCTTCAGCAGTTCTAAAGTCGTCGCGCACAATAATATATTCACTAACGATATGATGAAGCTCAATCATCAAATCAGTGGTTTCCGAACGTTTACGTTTTTCCTGCATTTGTTCGTAAACTGCACTAATCGCATTCTTATAAGCCATATGGTCATGTGTTACTTCATGCCGCTCCACATATTTAAAGATTTTAAAAAACTCCCTAGCCATAATCTCAAATCGTTTTCTAATTTCATTAGAAGCACACATAGCATTCGCACCTTCTTTAACCAATGCCAACTTCTTAAAACCAGAAGAACGAACCAATTTCGATAATTCGAATCCTTTTTCCTTCATGTAATTCGTGATTTCTTGTAAAAGCTCGAAAATACGCTCCAGTAATTTCGCTTTATCCGGAGTCGGATCGGAAGTGCTTCCTCCCTTTTGAGTTGTATACTCAGCTAGAGCTTTTCTAAGCGCTTTGACTACACCGACATAGTCTACAATCAATCCATTGCTTTTCCCTTCGCAGACTCGATTTGCACGGGCAATAGTTTGCATCAACGTATGAGCCTTCAATGGCTTATCCATGTAAATAGTAGACAAAGATTTAACATCAAATCCGGTCAGCCACATTGCACAGACGAACACAATGCGGAATGGATGATTAGAATTTTTGAAATCCTTATCCATCTCTCGCTTTTCCATCTTTTCACGGTGCGGTTTAATGTCCAAACTTAGCTTACTAAAAGTGGAAATTTCATTCTGTTCCTGGCTTACTATGACGGCCATTTCTGTTTCCTTCATCCATTTCAACTGGCGGTTAATGTCCATATTTTCTTGTTGCGAAGCTGCCTCTAGCGTTTTTTCAACTTCAGCTATTTTTAAAGTCCAATATTTCTGAACAAGGTTGTACATGCGAACTGCCGTAACTTTATTCACGCAAACAAACATTGCTTTGCCGGTTGTCCAAAGTTCGGTATAGTGATTTACAAAATCTTTTGCTATTTTATCAAGCCGCTTCTTACTGGTAAGGATATGAATATCTTTGGCTAATTCACGTTCCAGTTTTGCCTGCTTGTTTACATCCAAATTAGCTGCTTCAATTGCGTCTACTAGCTTATCGTTAATTTCGGGATTTGTAATTTCCAGCATGTCCGCTCGGTTTTCGTAATAAAGCGGTACAGTTGCGCCATCTTCGACAGCCCGTTTGAAATCGTAAATAGACACGTAGCTTCCAAAAGTACGCTCTGTAATATTGTCATAAGAGAACAGAGGCGTACCCGTGAAACCGATTCGTGAGGCAGTCGGAAGAAGTGCGCACATGTTATCAGCAAAGATGCCACTTTGTGTCCGGTGTGCTTCGTCAGATAAAATGATAATATCATGAACCGGGAGGATCGGTTCAATATCTGTCTGATTAAATTTATGAATAAGCGTAAAAATAAAACTTGGATTCCCTTTAAGCATTTCTACGAGCTTTGATCCAGTAGACGGAATGAACTGATTCGCTTTCACACTGCCAAGACAACCACAGGCTTCAAAGGTATCACTGATCTGCTTATTGAGTTCATCCCGGTCAGTCAAGATGACGAATGTGGGAGAACCCATAAATTTCCTGAGAATTTTTTTAGCAAGGAATACCATCGAATAGCTTTTCCCACTGCCTTGCGTATGCCAAAACACACCCAGCTTTCCTTGTCTAAGTTTACGTTCCTTATATGATTCAACAGCCTCATTTACCCCGAGATATTGGTGATTACGTGCCAATATCTTTGCTGTTTTTCCATCTGAATTATCAAATAGGAAGAAGTTTTCAAACAGATCCATGAAATTTTTCTTGTTGCAGATGCCACGCAGCATCGTCTCCAAATCTACGGAACCCACATCTTCTTCTTTCAAACGCTTCCATTCATGAAAAAATTCATACTTGCTTTCAAGTGTACCAACTTTCGCTTCAAGACCATTGGAAAGCATCAAGAAGGCGTTAAAATGAAATAATTGCGGAATTGTGTCCCTGTAATCCCTGTAGTTGCAATCAAAGGCATCTCTTACATCAACATTTTGTTTCTTAAGCTCAATGAAGAGAAGAGGGATACCATTAACAAAACCAACTATATCCGTTCTGCGTCGATGAAGACTGCCATGAATTTTCATCTCTTTTACCGCTAAAAAATGGTTTTCCTCTGGTTTACTGAAGTTGAATACTATAACGCGACGATCCTCAAATTGGCCATTTGGTTTCTTGAAACGGACAGGGATTCCATCCTTTAACATAGTGTATTTTTGCTGGTTGATTTGGATCAGTAAATTAGAAGAAGAATAGGTCAACAGATTTTTGACAGCTTCCTCACATAATTCCTCCGTTAGCCAGTCATTGTTATCAAAAAGGGCTTGTTTGAGATACCGCAGAAGGACAATTTCCTTGTATGTCTTTCTACCAAGAGTTCCATTCTCGCCAAGAACCTCCTTGTTGTACGCGAAAACAACATTCCAATCCAAGGCATCATGGAGCAAGTTTCCTGCGCTGTTTTGTACTAAAATATTCTCTGAGTATTCCCAGCTCATATATAGCTTCCTCCTAAACTTCTAGTTCACCGCTCATTAGTCTTGGGAGTAGTTTGTCGCGGGTTTGGCGGAGTAAATGGCTCTGCTTATTAAGTAATCTTATTTTTTCAAACAAAGGTTTCATATGCTTAAAACAATATTTTATCAAATGCTCCGGTGGAAGAAGATATTCGACTTTTCTTAGTACATCTACTTTCACTCTTTGCCTGCCATCTGCGCCTGACATACTATTGATTGCCAATTGTCTGAAATCATCATTCCTCGCAATACAATAGACCATATATGGATTAAGCGCCTTCGATCTCATAACGATATATTCAGTTGACCCTACTGCTGATTCGTCTTCATCAAGAAAATCTACAAATGCCGTTTTCCCATTTTCAAGGCAAGGGGTAATCCGAGCAAGCAATGTATCCCCATATTGAAACTTGCTTCCAGAATTAGACTCTGTTTCTACAATCAATGACTCATCAACAACTAGTGAACTGGTACTAAGTGCTGCCATTGGCACAGATTTTTTCGTTTTCCCCTTAATGAGTTTGATTATGGGGTCAAATTCAACTACATCCTGAAGTGTACAGTGCTTCCATCCTTCTGGAACACCATCTATAAATTTCGTTTTCTCATACCCTGGAAAATGCAGCTTTACAAACCATTCTTTATACAATTGCATGGCGGCTTCTTCGAGCAGTTTGATTTGTTTTTGATTGTTTTCAATAAGATCGTCATAAGCAGATAAGATGTCAACAATACGGCGTTGAATTGTAATATTTGGAATGCTAATTTCCAGAGAATCAAAAATCCCATTGTTTACTCTTTGCCGACCTGTCGCACCTGTCATAGATGCGATCATATTTTTTCGCATATAGTCAATCTGCATATAGTAATAAAGAAATCGATTATCAACATCTTCTGTTTTGGGTCTGAACACAAGAAATTCTGTCGAACCAAAGCCATGGGGTAACTCATTGGCGAAAAAACCCTTTCCATTCTGAAGACAAGGTTCTATCCTTGCTATAACAGTGTCTCCTTTTTGAAATTTTACTCCCGATGAGTATGGCTTAAAATCAATTTTTTTAGGACTTCTTGTATAGATCCCAACATTAGCCATTTCTACAAAAGGATATTCTTTTCCTTTTTCTAAACTAATTTTTGGGTTGATTTGAATCCACTTTGTAAAAATCATAACCCTAACCCCTCAAAATTCGCCGAAATGATATCCATCAGATCATTTGCCTCTGTCTGCAAAGCCCGTAGCTCATTGTGGATTTCAACCATTCTTTCCGGGAAGTTATCCTCCGTTTCAATAACAGGCGCAACCCCCACATAAGCGCCGGGAGTGAGCGAATAGTTCTTCTCTTCAATTTCAGAAAGTGAGGCCCGTTTACACAAGCCAAGCACATCTTGATAAGTACCGTCATCGAATTTCTCGGTAAGCCATTTCGCTTCCTTGATGATGGTTCGACAGGCATTAATCTCCGCAATTGTTGATTCGACATTAGAGGACACTGCCTTTTTAAACTGAGCCCAGGTTGATATCGATTTGCTGACGCTTTGCACATAGGTCTTAGCCTCATCCTTATCCAACCCATCACCATAGGAAATTAGAGACTTTGTCTGCTCGTTCAAAACGGATGTGTACTTTTGGAGCAGCCCATTCAAATGATACAATTCCTGCAATGCGGAAGCTTTGTTTAATGTGGATTCGATTTCTGCCTTTATTCCTCTGAGCGGATCAGCGAAACGTTCCAAAAGTTCAAGGTCATTTTCCATAAGTAAGTATAATCCGCAAAGCCGCTCTGTGGTTTCTTTTTTATACTCCTCAAGCAGATTTGAATATTTCTTCGTTTCACCACGATACAGCCATACAATCGCATTTAGGTTTTTAAGCTGCCAAATACTCCATTCATTTAACGTTCTATCGACAACTGTATAATAATTTCGGGCATCGATAAACAACGCACTATCACGGTTTTCATCAATTTTGGCCCTATCAAAAAACCACAAGGTACATGGGAGAGATTTGGTATAAAAGAAATTATTACCTACAGACAACATCACGTCCACCGAACGACTTTCTATCAGTTGTTTGCGAATTTCTCGGTCTTTGCCACCGCTATCAGTAGCAGAAGCCGCCATCACAAAGCCTGCTCGGCCGGTTTCGTTAAGATAGGCATAGAAATAGGAGATCCAGAGGTAATTTGCATTGGATAATTCCTTCTTGCTATTAACGCCCGACAAACCGAATGGCAGTCGCCCTGCATTATAAGCACTTTCCGATTTTACTTTATCTACATTAAAAGGCGGATTCGCCATTACATAATCGCATTGGCCTACGAGATTGTGTGCATCGTTATAAAATGTATTGGCTTCATCGCCCGATTTGATAATTCCGTTTAAACCGTGTACAGCCATGTTCATAAGACATAGCTTTGCATTGTATTCCACTTTTTCCTGTCCAAAGAAAGTCATAGTGGTATTGGCGCTTATACCGTTCTCATTAACGAAATCACCGGTCTGAACAAACATGCCTCCGCTGCCGCAAGCAGGGTCAAGGAGAACCCCTCGTTTCGGCTCAATCACATTGACAATCATTTGTACCAGCGATTTGGGTGTAAAAAACACACCATCATCAGAAGCAACAGCAGGAGCAAATTTGCTGAGAAAATATTCATAAATACGGCCTATAAGATCGCCGCCTACTTCATCCAACGTTTTATTGTTAAAGATGCGCAACAGTTCCCGAAGTAGATCATTTTTGAACGATGTATATGTCTTTGGAAGAATCCCAACGAGTTGGGCGCTTTGTTGTTCAACCAGTTCCATTGCGTCATTAATAGCTTTTCCAATGTCTGCGTCATCCGACAAAGTGAGAAGATCATCATATCTTGCATTTTCCGGCAAATATAAAGCATTTTTGGTTTTAAAGTCGTTTGGCTCAACAGGAAGCACGCGCCCTTCGCGTACCGGACGATCTTTCAAGATTTCCGTCTCCACCATTTTATAGCGACTATATGCATAACGGAGAAAAATGAGTCCCAGCACAGGCATGCAATATTCATTCGATGTTAGCTTGGAGCCTTGTCGAAGCAAGTCTGCGGATTCCCATAATTCCGTTTCCAGTTTTCTTATATTAATCATCATCGTTTCTCCCATCAAAATTTAGCAGAATGAAAGGTCATTAATAGTCCTTTAGACTTATTCCACTATTCTAACCGAAAATCCCTTTGTTCGACAGTTATTTTCTCCAACAAACAAAAAACTCCGCTGCGTGAGGGAGAGGTAGTGAACCAATTTATCACTACTTATTTATGGTTAATCAGGAGGCGTACTACGATACAAAAGACTTTTATGATAGATTTATCCAATAGTGTCATAATAATTCTTTGAGTTCAAGATAATTTCCTTCTCTCAATAAGCAAAAGAATAATGTACACGACTAATACGCCAGAAAAAAGATAATCATAGTACATTTTGTATGTAATTAAGTCAAAATTATAGTACGCAGAGATAAGATTACCCCCAGTATAGCCCATAAATAATAAAGAAAATGCATAATTTAAGGGTCTACTAATAATGTGCTTCCACCGTTCATCTTTTCCTTCTCTAAGCGAAAAAATAAAATTTAATAGTACCCCTACCAAAATAATAACACTTATCAAAATACTCATCGTATTATTCCTCCTCGTTTTCTTCATAGGCTGCAAAATGAAATACTTCAGTAATTTCTTTTTTAAATACATATGCTATAGCAAATGCAAGCTCAAGCGAAGGAACAAACTTATTGTTCTCAATTGCGGCAATCGTTTGTCTTGTTACTCCTAGTTCTTTGGCTAGGTCTGTTTGAGTCCATCTCCGTTCAGCACGCAGTAAATAAACTTGGTTGCTGATATCGCCAAATGCAAACATGAAACAAAAACCTCCTCTCATTATTATAGTAATATTATAATAACATTTTGTAAAGTATATATAACATTATGTACTATAAAAAAAACAAAAAAACCTCCCATTAAAAGAGGCTCAAAAGTTCACTTTCATTATTAATCGGAAGATGCATCCTTCTAATATATCTCTACCACACACTCCACATGCCTTTGTAAATAAAATATGTCCCCGCACTCAACCCTAAAGCATTTTGTTGAATGCAGGAACATATTCAAAAAATTATCCTCTAGCCTTCGTACATCAATGCATTCTAATCTCGATATATTACTATCACACACTCCACATGTGCCGAGACGATGGAAAGGATATACCTTAAACACGTTTTAAACCATTGTAGATCAGAGAATAGCATGTCTATCCAAAAGAATAGAATCATTGATCAATCGGGGCTGTTCTCTAAACATATTGCGGTCGATGACTACAAATCCGGGGTAATTAGATACCGTGAGACTTTAAGCAGTGAGCATAAGTGGATGAACTGCTCCTCTGTAGTGAACTCATCATGTTCGTCGGGCAATAAGCAACGCAGGACAATCAATTCTTCTACGTGTCAGTTGGGATATGACGCCAATCCTTAGCGCTCTGGCACATAAAATCTTGCCAATTTTTTGACAAGCCTCCTTGACCGTATCCAGACGAAGAATCGGATGCATCATTAAGAGGACGGACTCGTCGTACACGGTTCGCTCAGTACAAGCTCTATCCAGCTCCGGTAGCGTTGTGAGCAGACCAATGCATTGAACTGACAATTTGACCAACAACAACAAGCGTTATCGTTGTTGGTCGAATTTGCATCTACATAGCAACAAAAGAATATTCATGGCTCGTATGATAGCATTTTCTTTTTTATATGACGGACGGATTGTAATATGAAGTGCGACACCTGCTGGAAATAAATAAAAAAGGGCCCATGGCCTGATTCGTGAAGTATGAAAGTTACCACACCAGCATTCACACAAGGAGAATCAGTCCATGAGTTATTCACATCTTAGCATAATCGAACGAAGCAAGCTAGAAATCCTGCATAGACAAGGCTAAAGCTCGAGAGTCATTGCAAAAGAACTGGGTAGGCACCCTTCGACGATTTGCCGTGAGTTAGATCGTGTTGCTGCATCGCACCCCTATCAGGCAGAACAAGCCCGGGCGCTTATGAGGAGCGTCGTAAGGCTTCTGTCTCTCCAGATAAGTGGTCAGACACCTTAGCTGCCTCACTGGAGGAAAAACTTCAGGCAACGTGGCCTCCGGAGCAAATGCGAATGGCTTGCTTCGAGAGTTTTACCCTAAAGGCACCGATCTCGCTCAGATTTAGGATGAAGAACTCGCCCATTCACTAGATCTGATTAATCACAGACCACGAAAATGCTTTGGTTGGAAGACTGCTTACGAATCTTTCACAGAGGACATGTCACACTTGGTTTGACAATCTGTCATTTTTTAAAATCTGACGCTTCTATAGGAACTTTTCCATTTATTAGGAACCATTTATGATTTTTATAATTTTGAATCATTCCAACATCAAAAATGATTGAGTTTACATTATTTTTCAAAAGGATATCTCGAGAAATATCGGCCTCCAATGTATACTTAACAGAGTTATCGTCTATCTTTTGATGATAGAACTTTATATTAGATGCATACTTTCTAATTTGGGATGGAAATAAATATTCTATTTTGGAGTTCCTATCTTGAGGAAGTATGATATCAGTCAACAAGTGTCCATCTTTGAATTTTAAATGAAAATTATTAACTTCAAGGATTTCTTTATCAAATTCATTTAGATTATCTTCTTTAAAATTTTCGAAATAGTATTGACCGGAATTTAACCGTACATTGTTTCCATCCTTGAGAACAACTTCGACAGCATCAAATTCACGAATAAAATTGATATCCACAGTCAATTCATTTTCATAGATCTGAACAATTTTCACATTGTCTAAAATAACTTTATTCTTTAACAATAAAGAAGCCTTTTTAATATTTAAACTATCTACTCTATAGGGGAAACTTATCTTGATTTTTTTAGGACTATCATCATGAGAATTGAAAATGAAATAACTATTCTCTCGTACACTTACTTGTTGAATATACTCCAACTGAGTGTCTTCACTTTTATTTGATTCATTTATAACCTTATCTTGATTATTGTTTGTACATCCAAATAAAAACATAGAATTAGTCAGCAGCAACATGACAATTAGAATAAAACGTAGTCTCAATATGTAGTCACCTCTTCTTGAAATGGTAAACCCCCCTCATATTGAGGAGGGTTATGTAAATGGTTCATTTTTAATTAGCTTGGGTTATCGTAGAGCCAGTATTCTACACCGCCGTTGTTATCATAACTGGAAGCGGTGTATTTGGTATCGCCAAACCATCCCGTATCAGTATACTCATAATTTCTTTTTATACCTCTTGCAGCACTTTTTAATTCGGCAGTATGCCAAGGTTTAATCGTCACATCAATGGAAACTTTTTTTCTGTATTCTTGGCCGATTTTCAAGCTCATCTCAGCTTCTGCGATAGCCTCAAAACCATATTTTACAGTTCCAGTTACTTCACCAGTCATTTTTGACTCGGTTTCTAAATTCATTCTTACACTTTGATTACTTCCATTGTTAAATTTGTCGTAATCTTGACCTGTATAATAATTACTTGAATTCACAAATGTCCACTTATTTGTGCCCATCGGTTGAACTAGATTGTTTTCTCTGTTAAGAGTTTGGGTGTCTTCTTTTTGATCTTTATCGAATTTTTTAATGTCCTCAGAAGAATAATATGGAACACCATCAATATACAACTGATCTCCTACATTACTTTCGGCTGGGGGTCTGAAATTCCCTTCTAATTCATTCTGATCTGAGGCAGCTTGTGCAGTCAACGCTGATAGGTTCAGCATTAAACCCAAAACAAGTGTTGATTTGATCAATTTCTTCAAAATTTTTCACTCCTTATATTTTTTGATGTTTTATTCAAATAAATGTTAATACATGTATACAAATGGAACAATCCTGCTCAAGACCTAAGTTGTATGATTTTATGTTTCACAATTGTGCAGTTTAGTCTATTAATGGTTAATAATCGATCTTCCAGTAGGTGTCGCACTTCATATTACAATCCATCCAAAGAACAAAACAATGACTTGCCATCCCTCCCCATCAGAGTTACCATACACACACTTCAACAACGGGAGGGAAATGTACTATGTCAGATTGGCCAGAATGGTTTCAAGAAGCATTACGCCAACGTTTTTATCAGATAGAACTAGCCAGTGAACAACAAGCTTCATGTTCATCAGAGGACAATAATCTATTCACTCAAATGGATCAATTCAAAATGAGTCAAAACAAGGATATCCAACGTCTGTTATCTGAATGAGAAGAAGCAATAGGCTATCAGCTAAGTCAGGACAAACAATCTATGTATATGGAAGGAGTGAAAGACGGGATTCGATTGATCCTTCCCGTCATACAACCCACAGTTACTCGTTAGTCTATTTATCGCATTAGCCTATGAATTTCGTTAGTCCAATATTTCCTCTATGCTCATTCCACTTTTCAAGGTAAAAACAAAATGCGCTGGTGAGAGAACGTTTATCTTCTCCACCAACGCATTGAATAGGTTATCATCAAATTGTTCCAGTATATCTTGCCGTGAGCTTAGTACTTGAATGATTTCATCGACTCGTTCCTTAATTTTTTCCTTTCGATCCTCTTCCTCCTCTAATATCAGCATCTGTTGCCGTAGCTCGTTTAGCTCACTGGAAAGTCTGTTCGTTTCTTCATCATATATAGTCTCATCAATTTGATTCCGTAGCTTGAGATTCACTAATTCCTTCAAGTCGGATTTCAATATTTGCATCTTTCCTTCAATGTCCAATAGTGTTTCTTGCTCTACTCTGCTGGAAAGTACCGATACAATATTTCCTTTCAGCGTTTTAATCAATCTTTCCTTGTTCTTATACAACCGATTAAACAATCGTACAAACGCAGAATGTAAAACTTGCTCATCAACCGATTTGGCATCACATGCCACTTTACCTTCATTTACATACGTTTTGCATTGCCATACCACTTTTTTGGATGGATTATTGCTATTCCAGGTTCGGCGTTTAAAAATAGCTCCACAGCATCCACAATATACTTTACTGCTCAGTGCGTATTTACTGGAGTATCTTTTACTCTCCCCCATTACACTACCTTTCAGCTTGGCTCTTCGTTCCTTCTCTTTTTGCACCGCTTCGAATATTTCCTTGGATACAATCGGCTCGTGGTTATCCTCAATTAAATACTGCTGCTCCTGTCCTTTATTCCTTATTCGTTTGTGGGTTAGAAAATCTACCGTTACCGTCTTTTGCTGAAGCAAGGCTCCGTAATATTTCTCATTCGTCAAGATTAATGTAATCGAGGAGTCCCACCATCGACTGCCTCCCGCAGCCGTTTTGATGTGATCTCGCATCAATCCTCTAGCAATCGCCTGATAGCTTTTGCCATCCAGATACTCCTCATATATACGCCGCACAATCTCGGCTTCCTTCTCATTAATGACCAATTCACCATGTTCATCCTTATCATAGCCGAGGAAGCGAGTGGTGTTGCAGAAGACTTTGCCGTTTTGGAAGCCTCGTAATATGCCCCATCGACTATTTTCAGAAATGTTTCGACTCTCGTCTTGGGCAAGAGAACTCAGAATGGTCAGTAATACTTCACCTGTTGTATCCAGTGTATTAATGTTCTCTCGTTCAAAGAATACAGCCACTCCGAGACTTTTAAGTTCCCGTACATATTTCAATAAATCCAGTGTATTCCTAGCAAACCTCGAAATCGACTTGACCAGAATGAGATCTAGTTTACCGTTTCGGGCATCCTGTATCATGCGATTAAAGTGCGTTCTATTTTTAGTGCTGGTTCCGGTGATGCCTTCATCTGCGTAAATATCAGCCATTTCCCATTCCAAGTTGTTTTGAATGTATTGTGTATAGTGGTTTACCTGATTGGTATAGCTCTCCTTTTGCTCCTCGGAATCGGTACTGACTCGGCAATAGGCAGCGACTTTCTTCTTTTGAATCGATTGAATTCCCTCTACGATGTCCATCGTTTTAATGGGAACGATCACGACTTTTTTTGCGGTTGCGGCTTGTGCCATATGTATTTCTCCCTTCATTATCTTCTTTATACGGTCACATGGTATAATGCGTGCGGCACATCATCAAGTCCATTTCTGTCCATGTTACAGCTACTTGAAAGACTTTTTATTAAGCTCATCAATCGCTATAAACTCTTCTTCTGTAATGACATGTTGTGATCTTAATTGCTTTAATAGACTTAGACTCAGTAGATAATCAATAGATTTTTGTTGCATATGTATGTGCTCCTTTGCAAATAAAAATGGCTCACCACACAGGCAAGCCGTATAGCTATAAAGCTTAGAATAAATTCTTAAGGCTAATGGTCTTTTCTATGGTAATACTAGGATCACTTACTAAGGTGGCTGTCAGTACAAGGGCTTTATTGTTCGCTCCACTACTGCTTCCGGCTTTCACAGTCACGCTATTTCCTGTACTCGCTGTCATGCTTCCCATGATAGGAGTTGAATCATCTTTATTCCGTAGGCTCCACTCTACCGACTGGTCAAACACTTCCGTTCCATGATCATAGATATGACTGACGTATGAGACGCTTTGACCTGTTTTTAGAACTGAATTGCCAATAATGGCTATCGAATAGATATGCGTTCCCGTTTCAACGACTTTCAATTCAATGGTACTCCGCACTGTGGGGTGATAGGTTAATTTTGCAGTGATACTTGCTTGTCCCAAAGCGATGCCCATAACCTGACCTTGCTGGTCTACGCTAATTACACTTGGATCACTAGATATATAGGTAATCGCCGGATTGGCTATCTCATTTCCATTATCTGTAGCAGTCACATTCAACGTTATTGTTTCGTTTAGTCGCACATGAGCTATCGTTCCCTGGTGTATATGTAATGCGTATGTATGAGCAGTCTCATATTTCCATCGGTCTGCAATGTTATTTTCCACGTCATCATTAGCTGTATTTATGCTATCTAATGTGCAGCTTAACTGAATAATGCCATTCATTGTGCGGTCAATTCCAACTATTTTAAACGGCTGATGAGTCATATAAAATCGTTGGCTTAATGTAATGCCCCTCGTATCTGCATTGTCTTGTAGTCTAACTATAATATTTCCCTCTGGCATGGAGATAACTTTACCTGTTTCCGTTGAAAACGTTCTGGCTTCTACCACAACATCAAACCATTTCACCTCTCCATTCCAGTTTAGAGCTAGTCGTTGATTACACTTTCTCATTCTGCCTCGACACGACTGTTCATTTTGATCCACCTGACTGGTGATCAGATAACGTTCATCACGATAATCCACGCTATCTCCTGTATGTAAGGGTGTTGCTGCTCGAATAATTTTTTCATCGGTCATTTGAATATTATTTGTCGCATCCTGGATCAGACCAAGCTGTCTTACACCGTTTATATGCACAAGCTTTCCCTTCTCTCGTAGGAAGAAATCAAGCATCGGTTCTAGGCTCCTTGTCACTCCTCTACCTCCAATGCAAAATCTGGCTTACAGCGATACAGATACAACTCCATATAATCGCTCCATTCTTTCTTATCCAAAATAATAAAAATATCCTTGCCCATTCGAACATAGCCGTTTAATTGCAATATGGATTCCAGTGGACAGAAGGCTCGATATGTCGTCTCCAGTATGTAACCATCTTCAAATGAAAAGCTTTTGCGATAAGGTTGTACATCTGCCATAATCAACTGGACAGGAATGAAATCGGCTTTATTCAAAATTTCCAGCTTCGTATCATAGAACATTAATCTGTCCCTACCTTGATTTTAGGTAGAGGAAGAGCAAGCAGGATACTTGCCGGAATCCCTGTTTCGTATGTGGCTGAACGTTCACCTTCCTGCTTATTCATAAGGCCAACCGAATCCCTATTTTTATAGAGATACGCCGCATAATCGACCATAACATCATCATATTCCACTGGCAGTGTTACCACATTACAATAGCCATAAATATTACTCCTCGCTTTGTTTAAGTAGTGAATCAAGATCTCGTCTTTAGAGATATCTATTGGCTCCATACTCAATAATCGTTTCATCAAATCCATTAGCTCACTCATGTGCCGACTCCTTTTTCTCCTTTACTTGTGCCTTGTCGGTACGTTTCATATTCTTGACAGTTTGAGCTTTCGTTTGGGCTGCTTCTTCAGTCTCATCTGGTTGCGGTTCCTCTACTTGCTCATAATGCCCACTAGCCTGTAACCGCAGCATTAACTCCTGATCTGTGACTTTCCATGTGCAGCCTGTTTCTTGATTCAAAAACCATATCTTATCACCCTCCAAAAATGAAAAATAGGGCATCCAAAACGGATACCCCGAACGTGTTTCTTCTATTATAATGTGTTTTCATATCATCCTATTTTCAATTAAGACTTATTGGCTGTGAGTACAGTAAGAGCCTCTGGCTTGATACACTTAGCTCCAAACACCTGTAAACCTTTTATTGCATCCGAAAATTGCTTCTCTGGTCTGAAGGCTTCCACTGAATCCACTTGACCCGCAAACGATATGGCGCTCTTATGACCCGCAATAATTTTATACTTGGCTCCTCCGGTATTCGGCACATTGTTGGATTTGTAAACCGTCATGCCATCGATATCTCCGACATAGCCTGTGCGGATAATGTTCGGGTCTTTCGTGAAACGAGCATCCTTCAAAAGCAAGCCATAGTACCATGCAGGAACTACCACAAAACGTTCCGTTTCAGGTACATTGTTCTCATCCATCATCACGCCAAGATCAATCAGCAAATCATAGGCTGTATCTTTTGTAGGGGTTATCGGCGTTGCATCGTTACCCATCGTATTCTCAGCTTTAACCTCTGTGTAGAATCCAGCAAGATACTGATCCACTACATTGGCAAGTCCATAAGAGGCTTCTACGATTCCACCATCAAGTAAATTTACATTCGCTTGAGCAGCATCGACATCATCCACCTGAAAATTGAAATATTTAGCCTGATCGATCACCAACGTTTTTTGTGTAGCATCCAGTTCCTGTGGATTCCCGATTCCTGCCACCTTATCATAGTTACCAATCGTTACTGCCCCAATCGAATTGATTTTTACGGTGGAGCCTTGGCCTTTAATTTCACCTTCATAATCGGTGTTGACCACATTTCCGTATACCAAATTCTTTTTCAGACTTTCATTTAAACGTGCGCTCCAAATGGTAGGAATAAAATTTTGTACTGACATATCTAATCACCTTATCCTTTTCGTTTATTATTGTTTGTTTTGTAATGCTTGTTTGACTTGATCCCAATGCTGATTAATCTCGTTAGGAGACATTCCTTTAATCGAATCCAATGTAAATGTGCTAATCGTTGGACTAGCCGGAGGGGTATATCCTTTTTTCCCCTTGAGTCGTTGCTCTACTTGCTGTTGTATAGCCAGTTGGAGTGATTGTTCCAACATAGCCAAATTCGCTGTCGTCGCTTCTTCATCTGCACCAATAAAAAAATCCACTAACGGGAGTGGAAGTTTCTTTTCGGATGCAATTTTGATCGCTTGGCTGGTTAATCGTTCACGCTGCTTCTCCAGCTTCATATTTTCGACTTCGGCACGTAGCTTCTCTACTTCAATTTCTTTCTCATCCTTAGCCGGGAATCGCTTCTTGATCTCAGCATCCACCACACTTTCCAGCTGATTGGCCTTCCATGTTTCCAGCGATTTAGTGGATCGTTTATCTACCGTGCTATCGAACCAACTTCTTGCTTCATGATTAGATTGAATGAATTGCTCTATCCCTTCTACGCTATACGGATTCAAACCCTGAAGATACGTTTGCCATTCCTCGTTTGTTTGGTTTTCTTCAATCAACTGCTTCACTTGTTCCAATTTCACTTTCGTTAATCTCCTTTATTGCCCATCCGACTCCTCAGAACCGAACACGCTTATGTATGTATGGAGCCGTTTAATGTCATGCTCAGGACAGCAATGTAACGCTTTAGAAATCACAAAAACGAGGAAAAGGTACAAACATACCAACTCCCCACTTTTGCATATTTTTAAACCTTTGTTTATACGGCTTTTGGATAGCCTAAAGCGTTACATCCACCCTATTGTTTGCCTAAACTTCTGAAACGTATATGTATGCTGGAACCGTATCATATTGAATATCATGCTCAAGATAATCATGTAACGCATTAGAAAACGCAAAAGTGACGAAAAGGTACGAACATACCAACTCCTCATTTTTGCCTATTTTCAACCCTTTGTTTATAGGGATTTTTCCACCTCTAAAGCGTTACATCGAGTCGTCTTTTTGTCTGAACTTCCGAACACGTATCCTAATATTTTCTTTTCTCGCCTTACCTCTACACTTCTCACAATATTTCTGCCGATTCGAATTTGCCGAAAATGTTCCTCCGCAACGTGTACAGTTCACCCTCGATTTCGCTGTCTTAAATTCAGATTCTACATTCCGATCAGACTTATACTCTTGATCCAGCTTCTCATCCATTGGCAAAACTCCATTTTCAAAATAGGTACAACAGGGAAGAGAATCATCTTGAGCGAAAAATACACATGGGCCATCCTGTAAACAGCAATAGCTTGGGATACCATACTTCGCTCCGAAATAACAAGCACAATTATTCTTCACCAGCCGCTTGATCCTATTTTTATTCTGCATCCGATTTCTCCTCAGCCGTATCTACTAATCGTTGCTGCTCCGTATGAAATTTATTGAATTCCAGCTTCGGATTCTCCACAAATGGAAGCAATGTAAGCAACGTTTCCTGAGAGACCACTTCTTTCAGTTTCACAATCACATCAGCCATCCCAACCAAATCTGTCGGCAAGTTACGAGTAAACTTCACCGCGATATCACGGTAATCATATTGCACACCTTCTTTAATGTGCAGAAAGGTAAAGAAATTCCGTAAACGCTGCTTGATTGCCTTTTCCATTAAGGCTTCACGCATTGCTACTCGATTCTCCAAATTCAGCAGCTTGTTTCTCAGAGCTAAGGAAGATGTATTGCTGGCCCAATTCTCATTAAAATTAACCTGATCCATCATGTCAAAGATTTTTCGTTCAATATTGTCCAATTCATTCTTCACAAAAGAATCGTTAATCTCCTTCGTAAGCCAGCTTACCTTTCCTCCAGCGGGAACCTGAATAATCCCCATCTTCTTCATATTCAATAAGTCTTCTGCTTCCAGCTTGGCATTCTCGATCACAAGATAGGCGTTGCGATGATCTGCAATTTCATTGACCAAATCGGAATTCAGCGCATTATAGGCATCAAATAAAGAAATCACATCATGGAAGCCGCTTTTCCTCTCCGTATTGGCTGGACAGGAGATAAGTGGGACTCTTCCAAAGATGTGATTATGTTTGCCGATATATTTTAATTCAGGTGCTTGGTTTTGCTTACTCTGATTAGGTTTACTATCGCTGCCGATTGTATAGTGTAGAATCTCATGGTCGGTATACACGTCCAAATACACTTGCTTATCGAATCGACGGGTAAATTTATGTAAGCCAAGTAATACATTTCGTTCTGCTGTTCCATCCTCCAACATATACGCATTCAAAGGAGATAGCACCGTGGCTGAAAACTGGCCATCCGAGTCGATATAATTCAACTCAAAGCTCTCTCCAAAGATTTCGGATTGTTTTCGAAGCTGTAGATTATGCTCCTTATCCCAATGACTCATATGTACATCGATATTATGTATGGCTTCATCCTGATCCGACTTGGACACATAGTTTACTGGCTTACCGAGCAGATAACCAACTTCATTATCCACGAACTTACGAGGGAAATTGAAAATGAGCTTTTGGTTGCTGCGACTTTCTTGCATCGCATAGTTCTTAAGAATAGCATGCTGACCATTGTAGTAATCTGAATATTTCTGTTTAGCTAATGCAATCGAGTGGAGTTCATTTAGACACTCCAATACGATTTGTTCGGTTATTTGCAAATAGATTCTTCCTCTCAAAATGGGCTGTGTAATTTTTGCTTAAATAAATAAAGAACCACCTTTAATAAGATAGTTCCTTGTTGAACTAACGTTCCCCGTTAGCTCAATTATGCTAATTTTAGAATAATATTAAGCTATCTCAAAAAATCTGGATTTGTAATCAGCACAGGATCGTATTCCGTTAATATTCAAATGCTTCATCTCAGATCTCTTTATGCCCAAATGATCGGATTACCTGTCTGTAAGGAAGCCTCAACAGGCTTCTTAATACTCGCGCGGGTCGAGAATCAGATCCCTTTAGGTTTCTCTTTACGACCTGAAAAGATTTTGGATAATACAGCTCATCGATTCCCCATATCTTTCGGCTTAGCGGATATGAAGATTCAAAAATTCGTCCCATCTCCAAATCATGAAATCTTGCATACTTATGCTTCCGTCCTTCTTTTTCAACACTCAGTACTTCCTGGGCGAACGCTACTGAATGAAAAAGCTCACGATGACCTCTGTCTAGAATACAGAATCCTCGGTCATTTAACTGATAAGTGTGCTCGCCTCCAGATGATAAGAACCACTTATCCTCTCCAGGAAGAGATCTCCCATATTCATCATAAGATACAGTATCTACGAGGAAAGTCCCTTGCAGCTTGCTTGCTCCTGATTCAAAAATATCCAGTTCCTTTAAAGCTTTTTCGGCCTGATCAGCGGAGAGTAACTTCCCCCCAATTGAAATTAATAATGGGAATTTGTCCTGCCCCAACCGATCAATGATTCCATAAAAGAAATTTCCTCCTGCGACATTAAAAACCCGGTCTTGATAATAGTAAAAGCCTTCATGCTCGCAAGCGTTCTCCCGCCACTGCTGATAAAGCTCATAGATTTCGTCATTTACAGATTCCAGTATGTCGATCCCTTCGTCCGTAATTTCCAGCAAGCTTATATCAAAAGGGGGAGGCTTAACATTTCCTTCCTTCACACAATTGCATACTACATAAGCATCCAGGCCCATATTCCCGCTCCTTTTCAAGTCCACTGAGTAATTTTTATATCTTCCATTGATCGGTTATAAGATTAAAAGAATAAACTCCGATTAACTAAGCATAATATCCACCCTTTGTAGGATATTCGTGATGTTCAAGATAATGTTTATATATCTTTCCAAATACTTTGATGGCCTTAGCTTGAGATTGGTTGTCATTCTTTAGTTTCACTACTTCACCAATTGGTGCTTGCATCGATATTTCCCCATTTATCAACTTGGGTAGATCAATCTCAAAAATTCCATCTAATTCCTCCAAACAGTTTCCAAATTTATACAAAGCAACAGTTCCTCTTATTTCAACTAACTCGTAGTCCAAACAAATGGCCATTTGTATCCCCTTTCCTTGCAACAATACAAACAACTAATTGGGTAACTGGTTAAGTTATCCTTCCCATTAGCTTAACAAAATTGGATCAAAATAATGAATGAGTATCTAGCGAAAGTCTCAAAATAATAAGCCTCGATCATAAAACTTTAAACTCTTGACCGACTGAATCAATTGAACAGCCCCATACAAACTATCCGGCGCATCATCATATTGGCAGTTTCGGTTATAATCCTTTATCTGGTTATTATATCGAATATTATCTGCATTGAACAGAATATGACCTTTCTTCACTTCCGGCTCCAAGCTAATAATACGTTCATGTTTCTGTCCCTTGGAATGCACACTTTCTACGGGTGTATGTATCTTCGCCTTCCATAACTCTTCTTCAAATTTTTGCTTCATATAGCTCTGCGCTTGATTGACTTCAAAACCAAGCTTATCTACAGGGTAAAGCTTCAACTTCTCAATAGCCACTTGGAACAAACCATCCGGCAGCAGTTTATAGATATTGCCATCCACCACATACATTTGCTTTGTTTTGCGATGCTGACCAATAATTGAAATCGCAGAATAGTCATTTTTCTTCCCAGCTTTAATGGCTGGATCAATATACATGGCGATTTCTATTTCCTCAAACTCAGGCAACCTGTCCCAATACATGAGATTTTGAAATATGTATTCGTCTGTTGAACGTGGATCATTTTGTAGCTCTTTATAGAAACTCTTTTCACCCATCGCTTGCTTTTTGCACATCAAATAATAATAGTCCAAATACTCGTTCCATAGGATTTTCGTACCCTCCAGCATTTCCTCCTCATTCGCCATAAAAAAAGACAAGGCAGTATTGATCCTGTCCCCGTCTTGCAAGTTATTATACATTCGTTCCCACTCTGACCATAGATCATCTCGTTCTTAAAATTGAAGCACGGCTGCTTTACGGACACTTCGCACACCTGGTATTTTACCTTTGAGCAAATCGGCCATAATATCCTCTTCGTTTAGAATGGTTCCACAGATTTGAATATTCGTATCCCTTGTGCCAATAGGTAGAATGACATCTGTAAATGTATTTTTAATCTGTTCTCGTTTTGCTTCAGATCGAGCCGTATCCTCTTTGAGCAAATCATCCATCAATACCAGCGTAGAACGATGATGCTTGTAATGGATACCTCTCAAGCTACCGTCGATGCCACGAATCATAATGCAAGAATCTAGTCCACCTTTACTCTTCAGCCATATTTCATTGTTGTTCCAACGGCTCCCTTTACGAATCCCAAAATCCTCAATCAACATCGTATTCGTTTCTAGCTCATCTTTGATCATATC